AGTTTATAGTAATCTCCAGCTTGTCGTATTGCACTTACAGCCATCTCTCCAAGCCTATCAACATCTTCATGCCAAGTCTCTATCTGCCATTCATCGTGTACGTTCGCTACGACATGAGCATCCACTATATTTTCTTGAAGCATCTCATTCAGTATAATTAATCCTCGTTTCATAACGATGGCTCCTGCTCCCTGCAACAATGAGTTCAATGCAGCATGAGAACTACGAATAAAAATCTTGCGTCCGTCTAACGCTTTGATATATTCATGTTGTTCAGCTTCTCTTTTAATACGATGTCTAAGAGATTTAAGTGTTGGGAAATTATCAAGAAAAGATTGCTTAATTCTTCGACCTGTTTGTCTGTTTCCTCCCACCACTCTTCCAATCTTAGCGTCTCCAGCTCCGTACAGGAAGGCATAGATGAAAGTTTTAGCCTGAGTTCTTGATTCAAGTCCCGCCCTAGCTTGATTAGCTGTGTGGATGTCTCCATTGAGAATGTCATTTATAAACTCCTTATCGTTCAGGTAATGTGCCAACATTCTAAGTTCTAACCCACTCGCGTCAACACCAACTAACTTGTAACCCCGTGGAACTGTCCAACAAGCTCTACATTCTTTGCCGTACGGTGAAGTTACACTGGGTACTTGCGCTAAATTTGGGTCGCGGTGTGCCATTCTTCCAGTAATTGTACCGTTAGAAATTACCGAGCCGTGTACTCTATCTCGCCTCAAAAAAGACAGCCAAGATTTCACTTGAGCTATACGCTTTTGTAACATTAAATACCGAGCGATAATTACTGCTTCTGGAATATCCTTCACTCTTGATAATACTGTTTCATCAATCTTAGGTTGACCAGTCGGTGTGAAATGTTCAGGTCTCCAGCCGAACTCCTGTAGATACTCTCCTATCTGTTGACGAGAACCTAAATTAAAAGGTTCTTCAGTAATTCTAACTACGTCACTAGCTCCTCTGGATAAAAGAGTATACTCTTCTGCTGTCAACCTAGCGTTGTTTCCCTCTTGGTCAACACCTAATTTACTTAAGATACCTTGTTTTGTATGCTGAGCTTTCAGCCGCCTCTCGATTACTTTAGGTTTAAAAGTTCTATGTACCTCTCCCTCTGCCTTCACTAATTCAATTTTAAAATAGGCGAGTAACTTCTGCACCGCTTTTCGATTGAGAGCAAATCCAAAATCTTTTTGCTTAGTGGTTATCTTGTAAGTTTCTGTTTCAAGATTAACGCTTTCGGAAGTAAAACCTTTACTTTCAGTTTTCAAAGCTTGATAAACTTTGTAGTTCACAAAGACATCTTGAGCGCAATACTTCATCATGTCATCGGAATATCTACTGTAATCGTTGAACTCTATCTTTGGAAACTGTAGTGTATTTCCCCAAGCTTTCAGACCATGCGATGCTCGAATAGGATTAAATAATCTGGAGAGTACCAGGGTATCAATAATCTTTTTACTCATCAGGTCAACACCATAAAGCCTTTGAATAGCGGGTATATCGAATCCAATTATGTTATGACCAATAAGTTTATCAGAACTTTCAAGAAGCTCGATGCCCTCCTCTATTTTACTTGGTGGAAAATTTAATTGTACCTCTGCTTCAACGTTTAATACAGACATACAATATATTTTAGTAGGTTGTAAGCTATCTGTTTCAATATCAAAGACTAAAGATTTCACAGCAGCACCTCTTCATCGTCATCAGTTATAAAAGTTTCGCTTAGCCTCCCTGTACTTTTATCATAAACTAAATGTGTCGCCATTCCTACGTCACCAGTGTACCTAGATTTCAATACTCTAATGTGTGTTGTGTTCGCCTCCTTTGGGTCATCAGATTGTTGGTCACGTTCTAATGCTATCACACAATCGGATAGTTGTGCAATACTTTGTGAACCTCGAAGATGTGAAAGACTTACAGAGATACCGTTCTCGTGACCTCTGTTGCCCTCTACTCGACGCAAGTGACTTACAAGGATTAATCCTACACCTGTCTCTTCGACAATGCTACGAAGCTTTGTCATGATGTTATCAATAGCTCTGCGCTCGTCACCGTCCACCATTGCGCTAACAAGCATATGAAGATGGTCTACGACTACCCACTTACACTCGCATCCTATGATAAGAAATCTAAGCTTACTAAATATCTCTTCGATGTCAGTAATTCCAAAGTGACTGTGAATCCAAACACGGTCTTTATTTTTACCGCTGTAGATGCTATCAAAGATATTGTTTAATTGTTCTTCGTTAAAACTCTCTCGAACTTGGTCGATATACAGTCGAGCGTTAGCTTCGATAGATAGAATTCCGTCAACAGTACGTCGCCAATCTTCTTCAAGTGCAATGATACCTACGTTATCTTGAGTGTGAGTAATTAACCAGTGCTCAATCTCTCGCGTTACACTGGACTTACCAAGCCCTGTACCACCAGTAAGTGTTACAAGCTCACCTCTTCGTAGGCCATAGAGTTTATTATTAAGACCATCCCAGGGATATGGCACACTCTCTCGTTGCTCACGATTATTAAAATTATCTTTTTGTTCTGAGATATTTAGAACGCCGGAAGGTGTGTATAGCTTCGCACTCCACCAAGCATCTATATAAGATTGCTTGCGACCTGCTTTGAGCATTTCATTAGGGTCTTTAAAATCGTCAGGTAGAGTAAGAATCTTTGCTTTACCAGGAGTCAATAACCTAGCAACCTTTTTCGCTGCCTCGCGACCAGTCTTGTCACTATCAAAATTAATAACAATATTGTCGTAGCCTTCGAGAAACTCTATGGAATGTTTAACATCCCGAGCGGCCCCTGCGGCTCCACTTTTGATACTCACCACGGGCCACTTTGAACCTAGTAATTCATAAGCGGCCATCGCGTCGCACTCACCCTCGACAAGAGTTATGTATTTACCCGAGTCTTTGAATATAGATTGACCAAAAAGACCGGTGCCTTGAGAGCTTCCTCTCCAAGAGAAATGCTTACCAACTTCTCTTACCTTATAACTCGTAACCTCGGCGGCTATCGAGTAAGGATAGAAGTGTTTAATTATTTCTCCCTCTTTATTCTTAACTGCCTTTACGTTAAATTTCTTTGCTGTTGCTAGGCTAATACCACGGTCAGTCAGCTCTTCGAAGCTGCCTTCAATTTCATTAATTGAATTTGTTTGCTTCACTTTAAATTCTTCTACACTGTTGTTGATTGGTTTGAATTCAGTTAGATTTGTGTATTCGCTAACTCTTGTATCGCAAGAAAAACAATAAGCACTTCCATCTTCGTTGATACTCGCCGCATCACTCGAACCGCAGAGAGGGCATGGCTGATGATATTTAACAAAGGCCACTTTAATTTCTCCTTGTAAAAAGAAAAGCAGTTTATAGACTTGCTTAGGTCATTAAGATTAACTCTCTTCTGTGAGTTCCTCACTATCAACAGAATCACTTAGCATATCATTCGTGAACTGCTCTTTAATTTTACTATTCAAAGTAATGTTTGCAGCTTGAAGAATATCTATGCGTTTTTTCAGTGTGTTAATTTCCTGATTTGTTTCTATCAAATATCGAAAGAAAGTTTTACCTTCGTCAGTAAACTTAGACACATCATATCGAGAGCCTTCGTTTTCAAAAATTAACTTTTTTTCTTGTTCACTCACAGCTCGTTCACCTCCTCTTCATCAAATTCAATAACATCAAACGCATCAATAGGGTTTGGTTCGTACGATACTAGTTTTACTACCTGCACAGCCATAAGTTCCAAGCCTTTGAATTCCTGACCATTACGGTTCATTTCCCAAGGTCGCGCTGACACCCTAACTTTAGAACCATTCCCTACCAAACAATTCAGAGTCTCCTTTTGGGCGTCCACCAATCGAGGGGCCTCACGAATCGTTCCACCAGGACCATTCACTTTACGATTAATCGTAATAGTAGGGCCTTGCTCTCTATCCTTAATGGTGTATCCCTCATCCCGAAGTTCTTGAGCCTTGTCGTCAGACAGCACCACGTCGATGCAGTATTTTGGTTCAAACCGAGTATTCGGTTGAGTGATTGAAGCCCAATTTGCAATACCTTCTAGAACCATAGTGTTTCTCCTTGTGGTTGATGTAACCCCGACAGCATAGCACAGTCGAGTCTGTGTGTCAAGCTAGATTTCGGCTAAATAATTTATAAAGCTTGGTAATTGATTGAAAACAAATTCTTCAGTTAACTGAGTGTTATCTTTTCGATTCATCAAAACAAAACCTATAAATTTTTCTTTGACTATCTCGTTAGGGCAGGGGCATCCTATATGAAGTGCAAACATCTTTGCCCAATAATCATCAAGAAGTAACCGTTCTTTTTCCTTTGTCATGCTGGTCTCCGCTTCGTTTTAATACTAAAAATATTACTTTCATTATACTTTAGTAGCTTCTCAAACTCTGAATCAAATAAGTCATCCACAAAGTTATCAGCTTCTACATTGAGTTCATCATTCTTTTGAAATACCTTGTCGATAATCACATCATTTTTTAAATTTTGATATTCATCATTCATTGCATTGTCACCTTCATAAATTCGGG